TTTGGTCGTTAACACGAACGACCGCATCCGCATTAAGAACACGTGGTACACCGTCATGGAGAAAGCCGACTACACAGCCAATGGCTTCGTGCGGTATGATCTTACCGAATCGCCTCAACCGTATGGCTTCGCCCCCTAATACTCTCAATCTGGTCATCGAGCTGATCCGCACGTTTATGCAGTTGGAGCGGGATCAGGTCGTGCTGTACAACCAGAACTGGAAAGTGCCGACGGACGATCGCCTGTACATCGCGGTGGCGTTCCGGAGCGAGAAACCCTACGGCAGCAGCAAGGAGTATATGAACAACGAGGACGGCACCGCCCTCGTGGAAGTTATCTCCTTCAACTCTCAGGAGACATATACCATCTCGGTATATTCTTTTGGACCGGAGGCATTAGAGCGTAAAGAAGAGGTGCTTATGGCGTTCAACAGCACCCTTGCGGAGCAGATTCAGGAGAAGTATGGTTTCAAACTGCCGCTTTTGCCCTTGTCCTTTCTAGATCTATCGGACATCGAAGGGGCTTCAAGACTTAATCGCTACGAAACTAATGTGGCGGTTCTTCGTGTTCGTAGCAAAACCAACATCGTTCAATATTTCGACCAGTTCGAAAATCCTCCCAAGAACATCCTCATTAACCCGTAAAGGAGATCGCTATGTCTACCTCTCAACTGTCCATCGCCAATGTCGTGAACATTTCTGTGGCTACGCCGCCCGCAGGCTTGGCCGAGTACAAAATCAACAATCTCGCGTACTTCACTAAGGAGACCCCGGTGGTCTCGATTCCGAACTACGCTATCTACCTCGATCCGACGGCTGTGGCGACGGACTGGGGCACCTCGTCCGAAACTTACCAAGCCGCGCTCGCCGTGTTCAGTCAGACGCCCAACATCCTCGCGGGTGGCGGCGCGTTTATCGTGTTCCCGATGCAATCGGGCGATACGCTCGCCTCGGTGCTGCCCGTGGCCTCGACCCAGATTTTCTTCGGTGGTGCGCTTTTTGGCGGCTATGCTCCGGGGGATACCGAGATTCTGGCCGCTGCGACAGCCTACCAAGCGGATCAGAAACTGCTGTTCATCGGCAATAGCAACACCACGGCAGTGTCGGGTGGCGGTGTGTTCACCACCATCCAGTCCGCCAAGGAGACCTACGCTCGGTGCCTTCTGTACACGGTCGGTGCGTTGCAGGCCCGGCTGTTTGCCGCCGCTTATGCGAGCCGCGCTATGAGCGTGGACTTCGACGGCAGCAACACCACCCTCACGATGCACCTGAAGGATTTGGTGGGCGTCACCCCCGATCCCGGCATCACCCAGACCCTCCTGAACACCTGCCAGACGGTGGGTGCGGACGTCTACACCAACATCGGGCCGCTGCCCAAGGTCTTCTGCTCGGGCGGCAACACCTTCTATGATCAGGTGTACGGCACGCTCTGGCTAGTGTTCGCTCTGCAGGTAGAGGGCTTCAATGCGCTGGCGACCACCCCGACCAAGCTCCCCCAGACGGAGCCGGGCATGGCGGTGCTCCGCAACGCTTATACGAGCGTCTGCTCCCTTGGCGTGATCAATGGGTTCATTGCCCCCGGCGAGTGGAACAGCCCTCAGACCTTCGGCGACCAAGCCGCGCTCCGGGCTAGCATCCAGCAGCGCGGCTTCTACGTCTACAGCCAGCCCGTCAACCAGCAGCCGCAATCCCAGCGGGCGAACCGTGTGGCTCCGCTCGTGCAGATTGCCGTCAAGCTGGCCGGGGCTATCCATAGCTCCAATGTGCTGGTTTTCATCAACCCGTAACCCTCTTCAAAGGAGACTCGAACCATGCCTTCTTCATCTCTCACCGGCAACGATACGATTCAAATCGCGGGTCGCACCCTCGTCAATTTTGGCGACGGCGATGTGGCCAAGCTGACTTTCCCCAACGACATCGTCGGGATCAAGGTCGGCAAAAACGGCAACAGCATTTTCAACATCAACGCAACCGGCCAGCTGGCCGAATTGGAGCTGCGGGTGCTGCGCGGTTCCGACGACGATAGCTTCCTGAATGCGCTGATCATCCAGATGACGCAGGATCTTCCCTCGTTCGTTCTGATGGCCGGGTATTTTGTGAAACGCCTCGGTGACGGCAACGGCAACATCTCCAACGACACGTACATCCTCAATGGTGGCGTCTTCTCCAAGAAAGTGGAAGTCACCGAGAATGTTGAGGGTGCCACCGATCCCGCGCTATCTATCTATCGGTTGAAGTTCAGCAACTCCGACCGCGCCCAGTTCTAACCCCAAATCGGAACTAAACTATGCTCCCTGAAAAGCTCACGCTCAAGTCGGGTGCCACTCTGGATCTCCAGATGGCACCCTTTGCCGTCTCGATGAAGCTGGTCAAGGCTCTCGCGAATGAACTCAAGCTGGTCAACCTCCAGTTGGAAGGGCTTTCGATCGAGAAACTCAAGAACAGCGGAGTCGAAGGTATCAAGAACGCAGTCCTCCAGCTCCTCGGCAGCGATGCTTTGGAGCTGGCCCTCAAGCCGTGCTTGGAACGGTGCCTGTACAACGGAACGAAAATCACGCCCGAGACCTTCGAGAATCCTCAGATCCGTGAGGACTATCTTCCGGTCGCGTGGGAGGTGATGAAGTTCAACGTCGGCCCTTTTTTCAAGAACCTCGGCTTGTCGTCCTTGACAAGCGTGAGCCCGACTGGCGAAGGCCAAAGGTAAGAGTCACCATGGACTCGGCCCTCTTCGCTGCACTCAAGCTAGCGCGGGAGGGCTACGGAACGCCGGAGGCTATTCTACAGATGCCTGCGGACATTGTGTTAGCAGCCTTGGAGCATAGTACGTTCGTGACAGACTACGAGAGTACATCTGCGGAACTCAACAAAGAACCGACCAAATGAAGATCGCTGAGCTATTCGCCGAGATCGGCTTCGAAATCAAGGGCAAAGATCAGCTGGCCACTGTGGACAAAGCATTGGCTAACGTCGAGGCTGGAGCCACCCGCTTACTGGTGGGTGTAGGTGCCCTTAATGCGATCTTCTACACGATGGTGGCGACAGCTACGCAAGCGGGTACCGCGCTAGAGAAGTTCGCCGTCAATACGGGTCTCAGCAGCGAGGAGCTCCAGAAGTGGCAGCGGGCGGGTCGTATGGCGGGAATTTCGGCCAACGAGATCACCTCAGCCATTTACGCCATCCAAGATGCCCAGATGAAGATCCGGACGGGGCAAGGCGGCGACACCGCTCCGTTCAACATCTTTGGCATCGGCACCGCTGAGGATCCATACCGGGTGCTACAGAAACTCTCCGCGAGCATCCAGCAATACCAACCGGCCTTTGCCCGAATGATGCTGCAACGCATGGGCATGGGCGAGGACATGTATCAGTTCCTCAAGCGGTTGACCCCCGAGATGACGAAGCTGAACCAACAGCTGATCGTAACTAATCAGGAACAGCACCAGCTGTTCGCCTTGAACGCCTCGTGGCAGCGGTTTTTGACCACGATCACCGCGATTAAGGATCGGTTTGTGGGCGCTATGGCTCCCGCGCTTAGTCGCATCCTTGATCTTCTCAGCTTACTCGCGGAGCAGCTCAGTACGTTCATCAACTGGCTGGAGAGCGGCACCTCCGCTGCCAATACCATGCGCATGTCATTGCTGGGGATCGTCGTCGCGCTTACTGCGCTCGCGTTAATTCTCCCAGTGGTCATCGGGGGTATCGCGTTCCTCACTTCAAGTGTCGGGGCTCTGACGCTGGAGGTTGCCCCGATTCTTATCGTCATCGGCTTGATGGCCGCAGCTTTGATCACTATCATCCTGCTGATTCAGGACTTCTGGGTGGCGGCGGAAGGCGGGGACTCCTTTGGCAACTGGAATACGGGACTCCTTCTGACGGTGGATAACGTCAATAAGCTAGCCAGTGCCATCCAGTATATCATAGATCTTTGGGACGAGTTCAAAGACTCCATTAAGTCCGGCACGGGCTTCTTTTCCTTAATGCCTCTCGGCATAGGTGCGCCGGGGTTTCTCAGCTCGATGCTCGCGCCGAAATTCGGACCGCAGAATCAGTCCACTAGCCAGAGCCAGCAAAATAACGTCAACATCCATGTCCACGGATCCGAAGATCCTCGGACTACCGGCACCGCTGCATACGAGGCCGCGCAGCGTGAGACCATCAACCGGGCTTTCTTCCAACGGCCTCTTCCTGCTAAATGAGCCAGAACACGATTCCTACAGATGCGCCAGTCACTCTGGACGTCGTCAAGTCGCTCTCGACGCTCGACCAGCAGGCCATCGTTCGCCCGAACAATCCGCCGTCCGGCATCGCGGGTTTCCTGTTCGATGTTGACCTGAATCAACAGGCCGAACTGACTAGTGACGTCACCGACCACTACGTCGAGGCAAATTACGCCATCCAAGATCACATCGCGCTGCGACCAGAAGTCGTGGTTCTCCGTGGCTTGGTATCCGAGTTGAAGTACGCCAACCCCGCCACAGTGGCCTTCAATCCGCCCGCCAACCCGCTGCCGCCCAACCTTACGCTGCTGCCCCAGAAATCGCCCGGTGCGCTGAACAATCAGATCAACGCGTTGGCCTCGAACGCGATCAATGCGGGGGCAGCTGCGCTCTTTAACGGCACCAGCATCCAGAACTCAGTGAGCCGCTCACTGAGCTCCGAGATTGCCAATCTCGCGGCAACGACCAAGTCCCAGCTCTCCCAGACGGCCCAGAGCGCAGTGCGCACCCTTCTGGACCCGAGCAACCTCGCGGCTCTGTCCGCTGGTGGGTCACTGCCGCTCCCGGCGCAGCAGGCGGTCAATCTACTCCGTGGGTCCGTCCCGAGCACCTATTCACCCATTCTGCAATCCTTGCAGTCTCTTTCGAACCCGACTAGCCAACAGCTTCTTACGGGCAGTACCTTCACCAGCTTCGGCACTTCGGACCCCGGATCCTCGCTGTTCTCGGTGTACAATGCCAAGCAGCCAACGCCGCAAGACCAGACTAAGCAGGGATCTGCGTTCCTCTATTTCTACAATCTCTGGAAGAGCCGCTCGCTGTTCTCGGTGGAGACGCCTTGGGGCATCTACACGAACATGGTCATCAGCAGTCTGCGTGCTGAGCAGCCAGAAGAGACAAAGGACTATACCGATTTTACCGTTACCTTCAAGAAAATCCGCATCGCACAAGAACTGACGATCAGTACCGGTCCGCTGCTGGCTGGTCGGTTGGAAGCGCAGAACGATGTGGGTTCGACGGCTTCGAAGACGCCGACCCAAGCCGGTCTCCAGACCACGAATGTCTCTTGGCTGAAGTACATGAGCCAGTTTTTCGCCCCCACCAAATGAAACTGATCCAAGGCATCACCGATTCCCCCAACCAGACACTTTTCGTCCAGCTGGACGATGGTTCGCAGGCAACGTTGGCGTTAGAATATCGGGCGCAACAGTTAGGCTGGTTCTACAGTTTGACTTACGGCACTCGCGTGATCAATGGACGGCGTCTGGTCACCTCTCCGAATATTCTCCGCCAATTTCGACACCTGTTTCCGTTCGGTTTGGGCGTGGCGATGCCCGGTTCTGTGGAACCCGAAACGCAGGATGTTTTCGCGACTGGGGTGGGCGCGATCGTGCTGCTCAATGCCGACGACGTCGCCAATACCGAAGCCACCTACTTCCCCGGAGCATGAAATTCAACCGGCAGTATCAGTTGGATGTGCAGTTGGCTAACCCCAACAACGGAGAGCCGAAGTACATCCCCATCGCGCTGCCGTTCACGGTCGAGTTCACCATCAACCGGGCCGCGTTTGCGGTTAGCCAGACCGCCACGTTCACGATCTACAATCTGAGCGAAGAGAAGCGGCGGCTGTTGCATAAGGACATCTTCGTCACCAGCGATTTCCGTGTGGTACGATTCAAGGCCGGATACGAAAATTCTCCCCAACCGTATATTTTCATCGGTTCCGTCCAACAGGCGTACAGTATCCGTCAGGGTACAGAGTTTCGCACTGTAATCGAGTGTTACGACGGTGGCTTCCCTATGGCCAACTCATGGTCTACTCGGACCGAAGGCCCAAATCAGACCGGCACTCAGCTCCTCCAGAAGCTGGCCTCCGATCTCGTGGGGATGCAGGCTACTCCGGTGGTGAGCTCGGCGTTTTCGACCAAAAATCTTCGCCCGGCTACGTTTTTCGGCCCCACATGGAACTTCATTACTTCGCTCAGCCAAGGACTGGCCTTCATCGATAATTCTCAGCTGGTGGCCTTGGCGCAGGACGAGCGACTCCCTGCCGTGATCCCAGAGATTACTTCAGATAGCGGGTTGTTGGGAGTGCCCCGGCGCACCGGCACCTTTACGGAATGCACGATCCTCTTCGAACCTCGTATCTCGCTTTATCAGACCGTCTACCTCCGCAGCCAGTCTAATACCTACCTGAACGACACCTACCGAGTCCAAGGCTTCACGCATAAGGGTATTATCAGCCCTGCTGTCAATGGCGGAATTACCACCGAATTGCAGCTCTGGGCAGGGATCCTCGGCTTAAAGGAGGCCTCCGTACCACTCCAATGACCCCAATCCCGCTCCAATCGATCTCCAATCCGGACTTGGCCACGCTGCTCAACCAGTTGCGGATAGACATCTTCTATAACTTCAATTGCCATCAGGTGGGGCAGATCGTGAGCTTTGATCCGTCCACCCAGACCGCGCAGGTGCAACTTAGCGTGTTGCGGCAAGTACCTGACACCACTAAGAACCCTCCGGTGTACATCTCGCGGGCATACCCACTATTGGCCACCTGCCCGGTGTTCATCCTCTCGGGCG